ATGGGACCTTGGTAACATCCCTAACTGGCGAGCGATGAGCAACAATACTATTTACTGTGATAGCTACGATCATATTATGGAAGGGGTTTGGGATGGTTATGCAGGCAACGGAGAGCCTTATGGATTTTTTAACCTTGGTCTTAGTTCTAAATACGGGCGCACAGGAGAAAAAAGCCGAGAAAATTGCGAAGGAACTAACCCATGCGGAGAGATTTCTTTAGCTGACAAAGAGTGCTGCAACCTCGCTGAACTCTATTTAAACAACATAGAATCCAAGGAAGAGCTAGCTGAGTGTTCCAAATTGTTATACAAAACACAAAAAGCTATATGCGCCCTCCCCTTTATCCATGAAGATACTAATAAAATTGTTCACAAAAACTTTCGCATTGGACAAGGGGTCACAGGCTTATGCCAATCTTTTGAAAAAATTCCATGGTTAGACTATGGTTATAAAGAACTACGTAAGTTTGACAAAGAATGGAGCTCTAAAAACAACTGGCCAGAGAGCATTAAATTAACTACCGTTAAACCTAGCGGGACCTTAAGCTTGTTGGCGGGCGCTACTCCCGGGGTTCACCCAGCATATTCTCAATATTATATTCGCCGTGTCCGCATGTCGAGCGACGATCAATTAGTGGAGACTTGTAAAAACTTAGGGTATCATGTAGAATATACTAAAAACTTCGATGGCTCCCTGAACAGAGATACTGTTTTAGTCGAATTTCCTTGCACCTCTGGGACCGATGCCAAGCTAGCTAAAGACACCTCTGCTGTTGACCAACTGGAGCTTGTTAAGCAAATTCAAAAGGTGTGGTCCGACAACGCGGTTTCCTGCACAGTTTACTATCGCAAAGAAGAGCTTGATGATATCAAAGAATGGCTCAGCAAAAACTATAAAAACAACATTAAAAGCGTGTCTTTTTTATTGCATCAAGACCACGGGTTTGACCAAGCCCCCTACGAGGAAATAGACAAGGAAAAATACACCAAGATCAAGAAAAGTATTAAGAAAATCAAACCCCAAGCCATCTCGAATGGCAAACAAATAGAGGGCCTTGAGTGTGCTGGCGGGGTTTGCCCAGTTAAATGAAGAAAAGTTTCTAAAATGTTTTAAAAAAGTGTAAATTACCTTGTACTATGAGCTATCCAGATAATTTTTTACCGGCACAAGACGAGGTCGAGGTTGATTTTTCTCAGCAAATCAAGGAAAGATCAATAGGTGCGAACCTAAGTAGCAAAGAAAAAAACAACTTGCCAGATTCTGATTTTGCTTATATTTCCCCCGGGGGACATAAGGATTCCGAAGGAAAAACCACCCCGCGTTCCTTGCGCCATCTACCAATTCCAGACGCTGCCCATGTGCGCAACGCCTTGGCGCGTCTAGATCAAACAGACATTCCTCCAGCAGCCAAGAAAGAAGCGCTGGCTAAAATCAAGAGGAAGGCCGAGGACCTTGGGGTGCATGTTTCCGAATCAGATGGTGCTAGCGATAAGCAAAAAGCTGCTAAAGAAAAATTCTTAGAAATGATTAACAAGAAAAAAGGCGGCGATAAAAAAGATTCTAACAAGAAAGACTCCGACAAGAAATCAGACGATAAAAAGTCCAGTGAAAAAGACAAGTCGAAAGGCGGAATGAAAGACGGAAAATCCTCTTACCCTGACCTTGATGAACCTAACGCAGCCACGACTAAAGTATTGAAGACTAAAATAGTGCAAAAGACGCGCAAGGAGTGGGACAAAATAGACAAAAAAGAACTTAAACGCGACACTAAAAAAGAAAAAGAAGAGCACGAAAAGGACGCCATCAAAGACGATGAGTCAAAAATTAAAAAACTTAAAAAAGGTGCTCCCTCAGAGAAAAAGAGCGTAGAAATTCACGATATCAAAAAAGACGAAAAGCTTGATAAGAAAAACAAAAAAGCTGATGCGAGCGTAGATTACCGCAAATTTTTAGATCCTCATTTAGGGGCGACGAGCCTCCCTTTGAAGCAGTAATGAGCGGCATAGAAAGTTTTTTTATTGCTTGCGGCTTTGAGCTTAACGGGAGCGGCATTGGCCGCATCCCTCGTGCCGAATAACTGAAGTTTTACATCCCCGTAACCCCGTCTCTTTTCCCCCGGTGTAGAGGCGGGGTTTATTTTATGCTTGACTAATGTATTTTTTTAGTTTACATTAGGCTTGTGCCCAAATGAGCTTACATCATTCTTTTTATGATATTTATTCTCAATATCTTTTTGATAATTTTGAGTGCTATAACGCTTGTGTTTTAAGCCAAGAAATTCCACTTCATTTTGAAAAACTAGCAACATTTGCAAAAATAACAGAGGGACAATCCGTGTTGGATGTTGGGTGTGGTAACGGTCAGTTTCTTAATTTTCTCAGCAAAACATTCCACCATATTGACTCCCTAGGAATTGATCCCTCTATAAAGCAAATAGCAATTGCACGGCAGCAAGCCGAGAGCGCCATCTTTCGGCAGGATGAATGCACCGCATTTACCCCTACAAAAAAATATGACAGAATTTTTTTTAATGAATCGATTGGTTATGTTAAGGATCAGCAGTACCCATCCCTTCATCGCTACCAAGAGATGCTAAAACCCGGAGGTTGTTTGATTATCAGTACCTTCACTCAGCACACAAACAAAAAAGGCCTTAACTTTGATGCAATCAGACGAAACTACAAAGAAGTTGTAATGTCAAAAGGATATAGTTTAATGACAGCGTTGACCCTCGCTGGTCACTTTGAGTATCAAACGATGGCTTTTAATTATATTAAAAATAATTTTGAATATTCTATATTTGAAGGACACAAGGTGGTACAAAAAAAATGGTTGACAAAACGCCCTGACACGCGTTATACTTACTTCCTTGAAGCAGAGCTGTTAGACTCTCATGTAATTTTTAAAATTTATGGCCCAAAAGAAAAAAACTAAAAGAAGAATTCAAGATGTAGTCAGAAAACATCTGGTTGCCCCCAAATACGAGAAGAAAAAATTCTGGGCAAAAGAGATGATGATATTGAAAAGACTGATGCAAAAATATAATAATGAAGACTTTTGGCACAAGGTAGATTTTGGTAAAGAGATTAATAGTTTTGCGCAATTTTATGCGCTGCCGTTTAACAAAATGCTCGAAACAAAGTATCAAGAGTTTCATCTAAAAATAGAAAAAATCGACTCCCCCACTATAGGAGACAAGACGGGAACAGATCGTACCTTCTCCTCAACCAAAACATTAAAAAACTTTCTAAATGGCTAGAACAAAAAAAGAAATACCTAAAGGGCTATCTCCTAACGATTTAATTAAATCGTTTTTAAAATCCACCGAAAAAGACCACTACAACTACGAAGAAAGCTACGACTACCAAGTGTCTAGCGGCAGTCTAAAACTAGATTTTGCGCTAGGCGGGGGACTAGGTCCCGGGCTGCACCGCTTTACAGGCGTAAATGAAGGAGGTAAAACATCGGAAGCTTTAGAGGTGATGAAAAATTTTCTCCAAACAGTTCCTAATTCACGTGGCTTTTACATCAAAGCAGAAGGACGCCTCACTAAGCAAATGAGAGATCGCTCAGGAGTGAAGTTTGTTTTTGACGAAGACAAGTGGGAGGCTGGAAACTGTTTTGTGTTTGAATGCAATATTTACGAAACCGTAGTGGAGGCCTTACGCCTCTTGGTTGGAAAAAACTCAGATGATACCCGCTATTGCTTTATCTTAGATTCGGTGGACGGTTTAATCTCTAAAGGCGATACCCTTAAGACCTTTGAAGAGTCAAGAAAAGTTGCGGGGGGCGCTGTTATTGCGGCAGACTTTATGAAGCGCGTAAGTATTGGTTTGACCAAACGAGGGCACATGGCGCTTTTTATTTCTCAGGTTCGCGCTGATATTCAACTTGACCCTTACAGCAAGGCTCCTATTCGCCAGACCACTGCCACAGGGGGTAATGCTTTGTTACATTTTGCTAATTTTATTCTTGAATTTGAGCCACGTTTTAAAAAAGATTGGATATTAGAGAAGCCGAGCGAGAAGCATGACCCAGACAAGAATAAAATCATTGGTCACTTCGCCAAAATCACAGTCAAAAAAAGCCCTAATGAAAAGACCAATGCAGTTATTAAATATCCTGTTATCTATGGGCGCAAAGGAGGCAAAAGCATTTGGATAGAAAAAGAAATTCTAGATATGTTATTTTTATGGGATTTTGCCCACAGAAAAGGAGCCGGTTGGATAGAATTTGACCCCGAATTGCTTAATATAATGTCCGAAGCCAAAATTGACTTTCCTGAAAAGATACAAGGAGAGCATCAATTTGATAAGTTTTTAGAAGAAAGTCCGGAGGCTAAAGATCATCTGATGAATTATTTTAAAAAGATGGTGCTTTCTGTTTAAGATGACATTTAAAACCTTGTTAGGTAAACGGCGGCGTATCAAAAAGCCCACTAATTATTTGATTAATTGGGAAGAGGGAAGTCGCAGCAAACTACAAGCTAAGGTTAAAAATTTTTTAAAAGTTTTCTGGGATGGCGATGTTGTTTTTGAAGAGTTTCCAGTCGTTGGTTCCCGTCTAACTTTGGATTTTTATAACGCCACAAAAGACATAGCTATAGAAGTGCAAGGAAAACAGCACACGAAGTACAACAAGTTCTTCCATAAGGATAATAAAATAAATTATTTAAACCAATTAAAAAGAGATGACGAAAAATTATCTTTTTGTGAGCTTAACAACATCCAACTCTTAGAAGTGCACGAAGATAACGTAGACTTCGACGAGTTGCATAAGTCCATATGCTAACAACTTGTGTAAATACTATATAATAAATGAACGAAGAAATGTCAGACCGCCCCATAGAAGAATTTACTATTCCAAACAGTTTTTTAGATAAGCTTTTTGAATTTACAGGAGACGGTGACGACGGGGGTTTTATTTTAGCGTATGTCACCCAAGATGGGCGACCTCTGATCCAATGTAAAATTGGGTCTCAGATTGTGGAAATGGGACTACGCAAAGCATTAGAAAAATTTTTAGACGATATGGAACTAGGAGAAAAAGCTCTTTCAGAAGATAACTCATCGTAGAAATGATTATATACGTTGATATAGACGAGACTATCTGTGTGACACCGGATGATCGGGATTATACCCAATCAACCCCTATCAAAAAAAACATTGAAAAAATTAACGACCTTTATGACGCAGGCCACACTATTGTTTATTGGACCGCTCGCGGATCCGGGTCACGGAAAGACCACAGCAAAATAACCCAAAAACAAATGAAAGAATGGAAAGCCAAGTTTCATGAGCTAAAACTAGGAAAACCTATGTATGATTTGTTTATCTGTGACAAGGCGGTCAACTCTCGCGACTATTTTAATTAAACCTTGACTTTTTCCCTTTCTCACAGTACAGTTATCCCTGTATGATATTTTCTTTAGAGCTTGAACAACATTTGCTTTCTGCGCTGATAAAGCACCCAGCCAAGTACGGAAATATCGCAAGCTTTATTGATGAGAACGATTTTTGTGCTGATGAAAATTCTATAAATAAAACAATTTTCTACGTTCTTCGGCAGGCCCTTGAGAACGCAGAAAAAATGGACGAGGTGCTTTTGTCGCAGCGAGTAGATGCGCTTAACATTAGTTTTCCTAGTGACATTAAGATTTCAGATTATATACACTCCCTTGCGCTTCGCAAAGTTTCCTCGGATAATGTAGAAAAAATAGCCCAAGAGTTAAAAAAATATACAGTTAGGCGTGAGATTTTTGAAGGGGCAAAAAAAGTGGCGGAGTCTATGCGCAAAATGTCACCCTCTATATCTTATAATGACATCATAGAGAGCGCAGACAACACTTTTAATGAAAAAATAAACTTCTTTGACGCCGGGCCTAACAGCCCGGTCAATATCTCGGATGAGATGGAGGAATGGATAGAAGTTAGAGGCAATAACCCTGTTACTGAGTTTGGCCTTATGAGCCCGTATAAGCGCGTTAATGATATTTATGGCTCACTGTTACGTCCGGGTAATATAACGGTCATAGTGGCCCGCTCAGGCGTCGGCAAGACCCGTTTCTGTATGGATTTCTGTACCAAGGTATCTTCTGAATATGATGTCCCTGTGTTGCATTTTGATAATGGGGAAATGTCTAAAGAAGAGTTGATTGTGCGTCAATGTTCAGCGTTAAGCGGAGTATCAGCGAACCTATTAGAAACAGGCCAATGGAGACAAGCGGGGGAAGAAATTGTTAATAAGGTTCGGGCTGTTTGGAAGGAAGTAAAAAAGATTAAGTTCTATTATTATAATGTGGGGGGGATGAGCGTTGATAACATGACGGCTACTTTGCGTCGTTTTTATTATTCTAAGATTGGTCGAGGAAACCCCATGATTTTTTCTTTTGATTACATCAAAACTACGTTTGAAAATAATGGCGCAAAGTCAGAATGGCAAATTGTTGGAGAGATGGTAGATAAATTTAAAAAGACTATTCAAAAAGAAATTTTAAGTGATGGTGTTCCTCTTATTCCAATGATTACTTCTGTACAAAGCAATCGCCAAGGTATTGTTAATAATCGCCAAGCACAAGACGTTATTGATAACGAAAGTATCGTCTCTCTATCAGATCGCATCACACAATTTTGTTCTCATATGTTTATTTTAAGACAAAAAACATTAGACGAGACAGCCAATGAGCCAAACTTTGGCACTCATAAACTAATTAACGTAAAGTCTCGCCACCTAGGCGCTGAATACATGCGAGCCATTAACCCAGTTAGAATGCCCGATGGTTCCTTGCGCAAGAATGCTATTAATTTGCAAATGGACGGCTTCAACGTGGAAGAGCGTGGCGATATGGTTGATTTGGTTAGAGCTCTAGACGTCAACGGTGAGCTTGACGCTGACGAAAACGTTGCTGATGATTTTATTCCGGAGCTTTTACGTTAATGGAAACCGAAGATATTAAAGAGGTGCTTAATGAGTTAGGGTTCAAATTGCGAGATCGCGGACCCTATTGGCAAACTAACGCCTTGTGGCGCAACGGAAATAACTTTACTGCGGTACAAATATATAAAGATTCCGGGGTGTGGCGCGACTATGTTGACGATACTTCCTTTTTGCCCTTTCAAGCTTTAGTGGAAAAAACCCTAGGAACTAAGGACAAAAAAATACTATCTCGCTATATCCAGCCTTCTGGCGACGCCAAATCGCCTAGCACCTTTGAAAAGGAGGATCAAAAAGTTAAAATACAGATGGACGAAATCTACTCATTGGAATATTTATCCAAATTATTACCTCATTTTAAATTCTATAACGATAAAAAAGTCTCAAATTTGACATTAAAGCTCTATAAAGGAGGCCTAGCTACCGCGGGCAAGTTGAACGGTAGATTTGTTTTCCCCATTTTTGACGAAAACGACCCTTCTCAAATTATTGGCTTTACGGGACGCCATTTACGCTGGAAGAGTGAATCAGAATTTCCTAAGTGGAAGCATGTGGGCCGTAAGTCTAACTGGCTTTATCCTATTTGCATCTCCAACGACACAGGCTCGTTCCCCTTTCTGGAGCGCACTCAAGAACGGCGTGAAATCATTATTGTAGAAAGCATTGGAGACAGTCTCGCATTAACTGAAAATAATTTTTTAAACCACTTGGTTGTTGGCGGACTAGACCTGAGCTCTAAACAAATATCATTTCTTCTTTCCCACGAACTGGATCAAATTATTATCGCAACCAATAACGACAAGTCTAATGTCGGACTCCATGCGGCTGTTAAAATTTTCATTAAACTCTTAAATTATTTTGACATCACAAAGCTTCGAATCAACCTCCCCACAAGCAATGACTTTGGGGATATGCAACAAGAAGGTGTAAATTTTAAAGAGAAGTGGTATGAAAAACCCCTAGATAAAGAAAAACAAATATCTAAAATCTACTCCATACTGAAAAGCACAGAAGGAATGAATATAATCAAAAACAAAACAGAAAGAAAGAAAAAAATAAATTTCCTTAAAGATCTTATAGAACAACCTAATGTCTAAAACAAAACCTGTTTACCTATCAGCCAGTCGCCTCAAGACAGTTAAAATGTGTTCGTGGCTTTATTGGTGCAAATATCACCAGCGTTTGCCTGATCAGTCTAATGACGGGGCTTCTCGAGGTACTGTCTGTCACTTGATTTTTGAATGTCTTGGTAAGCCCTCAAGACGTCATTACTATGATGCTATTTTAGAAAGCAACGACCCTTTCGTTGTCCCTTCTATTAAAAAGTTAATACTGTCAACATCTCAGGCGCTTGGTGTTGATGATAAAGAGAACATGGAACTCATTAAGGAGATGATTACAGCAGGGTTACGTTATGATTTTTTTGGCAAGAAAAACGGTAAACCCGCCCAGTCATTTTCAGAGTATGATTTCGATATGCACATAGACGAAGGAGAAAAAGACTATTATGTCAAAGGGTTCATAGATAAGCTGTTTATATATGACAAGAAAAGCTCTGCCCTCATAAGAGACTTTAAAACAAGCAAACAAGTTTTCAAAGGAGAGGATAAGAAAAAAAACCTGCAGGATTATATTTACAGCGTTGCAGTTAAATATCTTTTTCCAGATATAAAAAACCGCAATAGCGAATTTGTTTTTTTGAAATTTGATTTAGAAAAAGAAGACAAGCCTGAAGGCATTATGAAGATGCGGAAGATTTCTGATAAAAAACTCGATGAGTTTGAAATAGAATTAACTCAAGCGCAAACATATTTAACAAAATTTAATTATAACTGTGCTATCGGATCTTATGCCGCGGATAAACCTCACCCTAAAGACGGTAGCTTTGGTGGCCCTATTGCTTGCGGAAGAGCAAGATATAGAGGCCAATCTAAGAAGGATGGTACCCCTATGTGGCATTGTGTGTATAAATTCCCTTTTGATTATTATGGTTTGTTCGATGAAAATGATAATCTTATCCAAACAAAATTCCCCGAACATTACTCGCTTTTATTAAAAGATAAAAAAGAAAAATTTTCAATCAAAAAACTTCACTATGCAGGCTGTCCTCGCTGGAATTACCTTGACATGCCAGTGTGATAGGTTATACTAAGAAGGTATGGTACCTTTGTTTAAAACTCATTACAGTATCGGTAAATCAATTCTTACTGTTAATGACCCCGCTGCGACTAAAGAGGGCGCAGCAGATAGCGTTATCCAAATTGCGCTTGAGAATAAAATGGATAAGCTTGTTTTAGTAGAAGACAATTTTCATGGTTTCCTTGAATCCAAGAAGAGATGCGAAGAACATAACATACAATTGGTGTTTGGTTTGCGTTTAAATGTTTGTAATTCCCACAGCGACGACAAAAAAAAGAACCATAAGGTAATTATTTTTGCAAAGAATGACCACGGATGTAAAAAACTTTACAAAATACATTCATCAGCTTTTTGTGACTACGATGAACGGTTAACCTTTAAAGACTTAAAGGAGCACTGGACAAACAACCTATTGATGGCTATTCCTTTTTACGATTCGTTTTTACATTATAATAATTTTTCGTTTAGCGAGTTCATTCCTGACTTTAGCTTCTCAAAGCCATTGTTTTTCCTAGAGGATAATAAGCTCCCATTTGACCATTTGCTTCGTGCCGCTATCGAACAGTACACAAAAGCACATGGGCACAAAACAGAGGAAGCTAAGACTATTTATTATAAAAATAGAAAAGATTTTGCAGCCTACCAAACTTTTAGAATTATTTGTAATCGTAGCTATAACGGGCGCAAGTCCAACCTAACACGCCCCAATTTAGACCATTGCGGAAGCCAAGAGTTTTGTGTTGAGAGTCTTCTAGAGCAATGAAAAAATTTATAATAGCCGAAAGCGCCCTCAAAAGAATCAAGGCTAGAGCAGCCAAGCTTCCACTTCTTAAAAACTCTATAAGAAAAGGCGCAGGTAGCTTGGTGGCCTATATAGGAGAAGAGGTTGTGAAAAACGTTCTGGAAGGAAAGATCGAAGATACTTACGACTATGATATTGTTTACAAAAACACGAAGGTTGATGTTAAAACAAAAGAAAGAACCGTTGCCCCTAAATCCTATTACGAATGCTCGGTTGCTGATTTTAATACAGAGCAAGATTGCGATGAATACGCTTTCGTAAGCGTCCTCAGCACTATGAAAGAAGCTTGGTATCTAGGAAAAATCAGTAAGGTTGACTTCTATAAAACTGCAACCTTCCATAAAAAAGGGGATATAGATCCAGATAATAACTTTACTTTTAAAGCAGACTGCTATAATATTCCTATCTCAAAATTAAATTCATAATGAAAAAAAAACAATACGACATTCTACCTACCCCATGCGAAGAAGATTATATAGTGTGGGTATGGTAATATGAGCGACACTCCCCAACAACGATATAGCAAAAGCCCTAAAGGGAAGAAGTCCCGTGCTCGAGCCCAAAAAAAGTACGATAAAAAAGA